CAAATGAATACTTTAGCTAAAGCGGCTACAGAGGATGCGAAGCTGGAGCAAAAAGAATCTTCTGAAGCTATAAAAATGATAGTTGAAGAGCAACGAGCTTTAGATAAATCAGATGACGAAATAGCAAGGATGTTTATGCAACAAGCTATGTCAATGACACAACAGGAAGAAAAACCTGTGACTCCAACACCCCCAACACAGGAGCCTAAAGAATGACGACTGTTTTTGAAGTGTTGTTTGAGAAGATAGACGAAGAAATAGAAAGTGTTAGTGGGGCCGTGGCTAATGGGTCAGCTAAAACTTATGACGAGTATCAAAAACTTTGCGGTGTGATAAAAGGTCTAAATGCTGCAAAGGCACACGTTGAAGACCTTAGACGAACTACGGAGGAAGACTACGAAGATGAGTGAAGCTACTGAAGAGGATAAAGCCAAACAATTACCAGAACCTTCTGGGTATCATATTTTATGTACGGTGCCTAATATAGAAGACAAGTATGAAAGCGGTTTAATTAAAGCCGATACAACAAAACACTTTGAAGAAGTTTTAAGTACTGTATTTTTTGTTTTAAAACTTGGTCCTGATTGCTACACAGACAAAACTAGGTTTCCTAGCGGTCCTTGGTGTAAAGAGGGAGATTTTATTTTAGCTAGACCCAATTCAGGCACAAGGGTAAAAATACACGGTAAAGAGTTTCGCCTTATAAATGACGACAGCGTAGAGGCGGTTGTAGAAGACCCACGAGGAATTTCACGAGCATAGGAGAGCAATATGGCTGAAGAGCAGAGTATATCTAATGAAAAAGAAGAAGTAAAAGCTGAAGTATCTGATGTTGAGATTGAAATAAGCGATGATACTCCTGAAGAGGATCAAAACCGTAAAAATTTACCTAGAGAATTAGTCAACAAGTTAGATTCAGATGAGCTTACTGAGTATGACGACAAGGTAAAAGACAAAATACACCAACTTAAAAAGGTTTGGCACGATGAACGTAGAGAGAAAGAACGTGTTCAACGTGAAAATCAGGAAGCTATTCAAGCTGCTAAAAGATTACTTGAAGAGAATAAAAAACTTAAAGATCGTTTTGTAGATACTGAGAAAAATGCGGCTGGTTTAGAACTAGAATCAGCTAAAAAACAGTATAAAGAAGCATATGAATTAGGCGATAGTGAAAAAATGTTAGCAGCCCAAGAAGTGCTTAATGCTGCAAGCATTAGATCAGATAAAGTAAAAAATTTAAAAACCCCTTTACAAACCGAAAAAAGTGGTGTACAAAAAGAAAATACAGAGCAACCTGCTGCTTTACCGCCTGACGCAAAGGCTATGGAATGGCAGAAAAAAAATGATTGGTTTGGTCAAGACGAAGAAATGACTAGCCTAGCATTAGGTTTGCATGAGAAGTTGGTAAAGCAAAATGGCGTAGCGTACGCCACTACGGATGAGTATTACAGTGTTATTAATGACACTATGCGGAAACGATTCCCAGAGAACTTTGACTCTGATGAGGCTAATGCAGGAACGAAGTTAAAATCTTCAGCAGTTGTAGCTCCAGTCACACGAACAACGTCTTCTAAGAAAGTACGGCTTAGTACGTCACAGATAAATCTAGCAAAAAAGTTAGGGTTAACACCAGAACAATATGCTAAAGAAATGATTAGATTGGAGAATAAAAATGGCTGATAAAAGAATCGACCGAACACGTGAAACTAGAACTTCCGCGGAGAGACCAAAGAGTTGGGCACCTCCTTCTACGTTACCAGAACCTGATAGGCTACCCGGATACGATTATAGGTGGGTTCGCACGTCTACTTTAAATGAGGCCGATCCTCGAAATGTTTCTATGAAACTAAGAGAAGGTTGGGAGCCAGTTAAAGCGACAGAACAACCACACATGCAAATTGTATCGGATACGCATAGTAAGCATCCGGGCTGTATAGAAATAGGTGGATTACTACTTTGTAAAACTCCGGAAGAACTTGTAAAACAACGAAATGACTATTATCAGAATCAGGCTAATAACCAAATGGATTCAGTTAATAACAACTTTATGAAAGAAAATGACCCAAGAGCGCCTTTGTTTAAAGATCACAAAACATCGGTATCTTTTGGTAAAGGTAAATAATTTTTTATTAGGAGATTTATAAATGGCAGCTACTGCTTCCCCTTTCGGGTTACGTCCAATTAATATGCTTGGCGGAACACCCAATCATGGTGGGGCCATGAGAGAGTTTCCAGTTAAGGCTAATAATACGGCTGGAATATTTTTTGGTGATGAGGTATTACTAACTACTGCTGGGCTACCTGTAGCCGCAACAGCTACACCTGTAGCGGTTGAATTTACGGGAACATCTACTAACGCCACTGCTGGTGTTATGGGTGTATGTGTTGGTGTTAGATATGTTGATGCTAATGGCGTTCAACAATTTGCACAATACTTACCAGCCAATGCTACTACCGCTGGCTTTACAGACATATTTGTTAGAGTCAACGATGATCCAAGACAGCTATATCAGATTCAAGGTAGCGCTGCACTAGGAACATTTAATAGTGGCACAGACGGTTCTGGCTTTGCTGGTGCTGTTGGTAAAAATGCAGCATTAGGTAACTATGAGTCTCAAAGCACCTCTACTGGACTTTCAGGTATAAACCTTGTTGTCGGTAGTAATGGTGGTTCACTCGCTGTAACAGAAACTTTAGCAATGAGAATTGTTGAGGTTGTTGCTGGTACAGAGAATGATAACTTCCCTGAGTTCATTGTTAAGTTTAACTTTAGTGTTCTCTCATCAGAGAATAATCTAGGTATTTAAGGAGAGTTTTAAATGGCAATTTCAAGATCGCAACTACTAAAAGAACTCCTTCCGGGCTTAAATGCCTTGTATGGACTCGAATACCAGAAATATGGTGAAGAGCATAAGGAGATTTATGAAACTGAAACTTCTGAGCGTTCATTTGAAGAAGAGACAAAGCTATCCGGTTTTGGGCAAGCCCCAGTAAAAACCGAAGGTGCTGCTGTTTCTTATGATAATGCACAAGAAGCGTTCACATCTCGCTATACCCATGAAACAATTGCTATGGGCTTTGCAATAACAGAAGAGGCATCTGAAGATAATCTTTACGATAGTCTTGGCGCTCGTTATACAAAGGCTTTGGCTCGTGCTATGGCGTATACAAAACAAGTTAAGGCTGCAACAATCCTTAACAAAGGCTTTACTGGTACAGGTAATCCTACTTATGGTGATGGACAGGTATTATTTTCTACTTCACATCCATTAGTAAATGGTGGTACTAACAGCAATCGCCCTTCTACAGGCGCAGATTTAAATGAAACATCTCTCGAAGATGCGGTAATTCAAATCGCTGCTTGGACTGATGAGCGTGGTTTGTTAATAGCTGCTAAACCTAAGAAGTTAATTATCCCACCAGCGTTGATGTTTGTGGCTACTCGTATTCTTGACAGTGAGTTAAGAGTGGGAACTGCTGATAATGACCTCAATGCTATTAAGAGCAATGGGACAATACCTGAAGGCTATACTGTTAATCACTATTTAACAGATACAAATGCTTTCTTTTTAACAACTGACGTACCTAACGGCTTAAAGCATTTTGTCCGTACACCGATGGCAACATCTATGGATGGAGATTTTGATACAGGCAATGTTAGATACAAGGCTCGTGAGCGTTATTCATTTGGCGTTTCTGATCCTTTGGGAATGTTTGGCTCTCCAGGAGCTTCTTAATGATAGGGGGCTTCGGCCCCCTGTTGTTTTCTAGGGTTAAAAATTATATCAACTGACCTAGCAGACTTATTAGAGATGATATAATCTATGTGCTAATACACAAGGAGAATTAAATGGGTATCACTACTTTTTCTGGTCCTATAAAAGCAGGACCAACCAAAGACACTACAGGTACAACTGTAGGCACAGATGTACAAAATACAGGTTTTGTATTAATGGCTCAATCAGCAAGAGTTGACATTGTTGGCGCTACTGCAACAACAACAGTTGCAACCTTACCTCCGGGCGCACAAGTTACTAATGTATCTTTAAATATTTTTGAAGCGGGTGGAGCTTCTGCTGGCGCTGCAATGACTATTGGAACTTCTACAGGAGATGCTACTTTCTTAGCAAGTACAAGTCTTACTTCTATAACTAATGTTAGAAGTTCAGCTATGGGTACAGCCTCTATTAATGTAGGTACAGGCGGTGCTCAGGTGTTTGCTACATATTTCCCAGTTTCAGCAGCTACTGTAGACCTTTTAGGTGACGCTGTGGCAACTGTTGAGTACATGCAACCTGTATCGGCTGGTGGTTTCTACACTATTTAATGAGGAGTAAGTTATGCAATCAGATGTATTTGCTATTACACCTTCCTCTGACGATAATTTTTATTTTGCATCAGCAACGGCTACAGGTACTATATCGCTTTTAAAAAGCACCCCTAGTAGAAACGGCGCTGGGTATAAAGTATCTGTTCAAAATAGTGCAGGTGATGATTCTGGTACGAACTACAACATTTCAGGTTTTGTAGTTGGTGACTTAGGTGGTAACACAGTAACTGAAACCCTTGCAGGTGGAGAAAGTGCAGTAACTGTATTTACCACTAATTATTTTGCAGAAGTGACAAACTTTGCTGTTGCTGCTGGAACATCTGTAGGAACTATCCAAGTTGGTTTTGGAGGTGACAGTACCATAGCACTTCCAAGAACTAGGATTAAAGCATTTAACTATGCAGCACCTACAGCTTCAGGTTCTATAACAGTAACTAGAAATGATGATTCTACATTACCAATTCTTGAGATAACCTCTCCTGAAGGTATTGTACAATCTAGCCATCTAACTATTCCAGAAAACGGAGTTTTAACTACGGGCAGTAATACTAACAATTTTGCAATTGTTACATTAAGCAATATTACTAGCTTGACGTTATATTGTGGCTAAGTCTAAAGGAATGGGTATTAAGACTTCTGTAAAGTCTGGGAATTTTCGCAAGACTAAATCAGGGGCTGGAATGACTAAGAAAGGGGTAGCTGCTTATCGTAGAGCTAACCCCGGTTCTAAGTTAAAAACAGCCGTTACGGGTAAAGTTAAAAAAGGCTCTAAGGACGCTAAAAGACGTAAGTCTTTCTGCGCTCGTTCTGCTGGACAGATGAAACAGTTTCCTAAAGCAGCTAAAGATCCAAACAGCCGTTTACGCCAAGCTAGAAAGAGATGGAAGTGCTAATGGAAAAAGATATTAAAAGCGAAGTAGCTGTACAAGCTAACGAGATTAAACACATTCAAGATGATATGGATGAGATGAAAGCAGATATTGAACAGATTAAAAAGTCTTTAGCTAATATAGACAAGATGTTGTCTGAAGCTAAAGGTGGTTGGAGAACTTTAATGTGGGCAGCGGGTGCAGGAGGGGCTGTTGCTGCTTTTGTGCTTACAGTACAACAATTTTTTTGGGGTAAATAATGGCTAATACATACGATAAAAAAGAACGTGAAAGAATGGGTAAGTTTCTAAACAACCCTAAAACTAAAGACATAACATTTAAAGAGTACGAGAAGACTAAAAACAACCCCGTCAAAAGCCGCACAGACAGATTTTTAGATTCAATTCGCGAAAACACAAAACAAGACAATGAGAGATTGCTTAAAAAAGCTAGAGAGGCAAACAAAAAAGAAGCTGAAGAAAAAAAGCGCAAAAAAAATGTAGGTAGGGCTGGTGGGGTTAAGCCTAGCACTTTATTAGAAGGTAAGTTACCCGGCAAAAAGAAGTTTAGAATAGGCGGGCATGTAAAAAAGAAAAGAATTGACGGAATAGCGAAGAAAGGTAAAACTAGGGGTACGATTATATAGATTGAAAGGTTATCAATGGCGCATTTGATAAGCAATATCCCTTACACAAAAGTATGGATTAGAAAAGAGTTTACACATGGGCATCAAAAATATCACGGGGAGTTTGTTCACGGATTGGCAGTGGCTGTTACAACCATGCCAGATCGTTGCCTCAGCTTCCAAATTATCTTCACAGGATGTGAAGCAGACGGGGAAAGCAACCCGCATGGAGGAGCGATGTGGGCAAGGATGCCAATTACAGGACTTTGCGGGGACATCCCAATGGATGAATGGCCTGAAAGGATGGAAACACACCTCGCACAACCATGGGATTGCCCGTCACACACGCACTCAATCATATCACTCGACAGATGTAAACCAAGCCCCTGGCTTGCAAAAATCGCAGGAGAGTTTCACACAGCGAGATATCTCTTCACTGTGGATTACACCGAAAGCGAAATCGCAGACTGTCCAGCCCAACACAAGCAGAGTCACGTTATGGTGCTAACTGATGGTCAATGGAAAGGTAACATGGTAGCATTACCTAACAATAGAGTTAGAGTAACAAGCCCTGCGCTATGGGTTACAGGAGAAGGCGCACCAGATTTTAGACCTACACAATTTACACATTGTGCAGAGCAAGACGATAGTTATATGGACCCAGAAGTAACATTTAACAACTTATATAAGGAGTAAAGTATGGCTAAGATGCCTATGACAAGAAACCCTAAAACAGGCAAAATGGTTCCGAGTTTCGCTATGGATGGTAAAGGTAAAATGGCTAAAGGCGGAGCAGTTAAACCTATGGCTAAAGGCGGAGCAGTTAAACCTATGGCTAAAGGCGGAGCAGTTAAACCTATGGCTAAAGGCGGATCAGTTAAAATGCGTGGTGGTGGCATGGCAAAAGGTTATAAAATTGGCGGTAAAATTGAAACCAAAGGTAGTACATCAGGTGGTGTTAAGCGAGTAGCTAAAAACAAACGTGATGGTATAGCTAAAAGAGGGAAAACTAGAGCATGATGCCAAGTCGTGGAATGGGGGCTATGCAAAAAGCCAAGGTAGAGAAACTTAAAAGAGGTGGTTCTGTTGGAACTAAAAAGAAGAAATCTGCTAAAAAATCAGGCTCTAAACCTAGTAATCCTTCTTTGTACGCTAGTGTAAAAGCTGAAGCTAAACGTAAATTTGATGTGTACCCTTCAGCTTATGCAAACGCATGGTTAGTTAAGACTTACAAAAAGAGAGGTGGAGGCTATTCATAATGTCTCTTAAAGAATGGTTTGGTAAAGGTTCTAAGGGAGATTGGGTAGATATTGGTGCGCCCAAAAAGAAAGGTAAGTATCAGGCTTGCGGTAGAAAATCTACAAAAGATAGTAAACGTGCCTACCCTAAATGTGTACCAAGAGCCAAAGCTAAATCCATGACTGCAGCACAAAGAAAGTCTGCGGTTCAAAGAAAGAGGGCTGCAGGTAATCCAGGAGGTAAACCTACTAATGTTAAAAC